TGTGAATTAAGCAGATCTGGTTCCATGTAGGACCAGGCATTTGAATTTCTTGTGAAATGAGTTGTCGGCCGGGTTGTCCCAGGATTTGATCCCGGTTACCCCCGTCTCTGGATCCATAAGATGTTTACCACCATGATGGGTGGGAACTCTATTTTAGGCATCATACAGAGGGTCGTAAATTCATTCGACCGAACGATGGTTCTCATATCACGAGAGATCCAATGCCAATCCTATCAGGGATCTGGCTATTGTCTTAATTCACTACTCTCATGCAGTGCTCCTTACTATCGTAGCACCGCTTCGCTTGTCAAGCGAGCCGGAGAGTCACACCGCGCACAATTTGTGAGTCGGCTATCCTGCCGCTTCGCAAGTCATTGGTTGTGTTTGTGAAGGATCCTCAGGAGAGGAAGTAGGAGACCAGGTGCCTAAAAAGGCAAGCAGAGAATCATAGTCAACCCGATCCCGACAGTGAAATTCACCGTCATGAGGGAAAGGGAAGAATTCTGATTCTTCATCAAATGGAATGAAGAAATTCTTCAACGATTCCATTAAATAGTCTCCTCCTACTTCTTCTTCTTCTGGAATGGTGACCAGATTGTCTTTCTTTTCCTCCTCGAATAAAGGAATAAGGGACACGGGTTCGACTTCCTCACCTAGTTCTGGATCAGCGGGTCGGGTTCCTCGGATGCAGTGTTGAGATATGAAATCTAACACTTCTCGGAGGTAACCCTCACCGGACCAGACTGGGTCGGAATCGACTAACCCATCCCGGACGGAAAAGAAGAGATGGCGCCGTATCAGGCGAGACACTTGACGTCCAATGTCAGATGACATGGGAACAAAACGTTTGGAAAGGCGATTTAGCGAGGGGCACTCGAATAAGGAGAAATATCCTTGTTCCGTGAAATCCTCTAGCTCTCGGAAAAATTCCCGATCTTTGCTAGCTAAATTCGTCCACCATGAGGAAAGTTCCTGGTGAGTTAAATCATCAAAAGCGGGCTCTTCAGCCCCCTCCACGTTTAGGAGGCGGAGGGTATTAACCTCCTCCCCTACATAGAATCTTTGAATTGATTTCAGCTCACGGTCTTCCTCTGTCTCGTAGTGATACGGTTGATGATCGCTCTTGGGACTCTCTAAACGGATGACAGGGATAGGTACGAAAACCAAATCTTTCGTGTTTGGAATGGGATAAACCCTTCCAAAAGAGTGAAGCAAATCGTAGAGATAAACTCTCTTCGCCAGCTTCATATCACAACACGTAGGATTGGTAATCAGTCCTAAACCTCCCTTCCTTCGAGAGATATCCATCGAGCGTGGAGTTCTCCGAAGAACTGTCCAGTTTCTTTTTAGGAAGATCTCTTTTACTTGGGGCGAAACACCCCAATGAAATTGAGATTCAGAAAAACAGTGAGAGAGTGTACTCCCCAAACGATGTTGGGTGGACACTTTCCCTGTTGTTTTCAACCTTCCTTCAAAGAATAACTGTGAGTTGACCGTACAAAATTGCCGGTCAACGAAGTTCTTCCCAAGAGAAAGAGAGAGGCCCACTTGAGGCGCCCTCGCACTCCACGTCCGAATTGCGGATATGGATCCCCGAGCGACGATATCGTCACCATTCACAAGGTACGAACCAGGCACAAAACCCGACGACGACACGATATAGTCATTGAGATAACACAGTAGAGGGAAACTCAAAAGAGATCCCATTAATTGACCAGAGGTTTGAATACCCTGGGTACCCTTGGGGTACTTGATCACATGAGAGGAAATCTCCCAGAGGGCCCACTTTCGAGTTGGCTCGTGATCAATCTCAGATAAAATTCCATCCATGAGGGCTCTAGTGGCCTCCATAGGGAAGTTATCTGTTGCAGCTGTGTAATCTCCGGACAACCAAAATTCTTCACCGTCCTTAGGGTCAAGGTAAGAGAAAGAAGAAGAGGATGGGGAATCCTCATCCATCTTCCTCTTATCTTGTTCCAGGACTCGGTTCTTCAGAAAGTCAGGAAAGAAAAAAGAGCGAGTGAGTTCAGGAGAGACTATCTCTCCTGTTCTCGTCTTACTCTCTTTCAGTATCCTCTGGATCTCGGATTCGATCCGCTTAATCCAGGGGAGAGTTTCCTCTTGGAAGTCCTCAAGAATCTTTACCCCATTTGTCAAACAAAATTGGGGCTGATTTCCTAGGTCCTTCCATAGGGCCTTCTGAAGAGGTTGAAGAACTTTGGTATCAGTCTCACCAATAGTGATCATCCGAACCTTTAGGGGTTCGGGAATGGCATGAGCCTTCACTACTGGGGGGTGGTCGGGTGGATCGGATGGGAAAGAAAGGAGTAGGCTTCGAGAGTGGGCACTGAAACATTGAGGGTCCTCGTGGACATTCAACTTCCAGAAGCCTTCACTCTCCTTCACAAATCGGATAGACTTTGAAGAGATCGACTGTTCCCAGGAATCTCCAAATGTTCGCTTATGATAAGTGAACTTCTGGAAAATATTCTGGGACAGTTCACTGAATAGTGAACTTTCCTCGATCTCCTCCAAAACTTCCGTTTTGGAAGGTGCGAAGCCCGATCTTGGATGATTGTCCTCCAAGGGATCGAACTTTCTTTCGTTATGTTCAGT